TCAATTGAAGCGGTAGTTAACGATCCTCGTGGCGTTACACGAGTGTAAAGGAGTTAGTGATGGGATTTCAAAAAGTAGAGTTTTCATTTCCTGATGAAGAAAAAGACGATAAAGGCGGAGATATAGATATAGAATCTTCCGGTGCTATCGAAATTGATCTATCAGGTAAAGAAAAACCAGTTAAAGAAGAAAAAGAAGTCAGTCAAGAGCAAGACGACGAAATTGATATTGAAGTCGTAGATGATACGCCAAAGGCAGATAGAAACCGTAAGGCTTCTAAACCGCCGGAAGACGTTACGGACGAGGAGTTAGAAGACTACTCTGACAAAGTACGTAAGCGTATTCAACACTTTAGCAAAGGTTACCATGACGAACGCCGTGCAAAAGAAGCCTCACAGCGCGAACGTCAGGAACTAGAAAGCTACGCTAAAACTCTTGTTGATGAAAACAACAAATTAAAAGGTAGTGTAGAGAAGAATCAAACAGCTCTACTAGAGCAGGCTAAGAAAAACTCAGCTATCGAGATCCTTTCTGCTAAACGCGCATATAAGAGAGCGTATGAAGCCGGAGACTCAGACAAACTACTGGATGCTCAAGAAAAACTAACGAACGCTAAGATAAAGGCAGATAAATTAGCCGATTTCAAAGCAGAGCCTTTACAAGAAGCAGAAGTTCCTGTACAAATACCTCAACAACAGTCTCAACCTGTAGTCGATACCAAAGCGTCCGAGTGGGCATCAGAAAATTCTTGGTTCGGTGATGATGATGAGATGACAGCTTATGCTATGGGTGTACACAGTAAGCTTGTTAAACAAGGTGTGGATACCGAAAGCGATGAATACTACGAGAATATTAATGCTCGTATGCGGAAAACCTTCCCTGAAGAGTTTGGGGAAAATGAAGAAGAGCCAGAGGATAGGACAAGTAAACGGAAGTCAAATGTGGTTGCCCCCGCTACGCGGAGCACAGCACCCAAAAAGGTGCGATTAACGCAAACACAGGTAGCTATCGCTAAGAAACTTGGAGTACCACTGGAACTATACGCCAAAAAGGTTGCTGAAGAGATGAGGAAAATATAATGGCTGAGAACAGATTAAACCGTGAACTTGAAACTCGTGAAAAAACGACTCGTAAAAAATCTTGGAATAGGCCAGAAGTATTACCTTCCCCTACTCCAGAATCAGGATACGCGTTCCGCTGGATACGAGTAGCTATGCAGGGAACTGTTGATGCTACGAATGTTTCTTCTAAACTTCGTGAAGGATGGGAGCCAGTAAAGGCTACAGATCATCCAGAAATTACACTAGTCACAATCGAGAACGAACGATTTAAGGACAATGTAATTATTGGTGGCCTAATGCTTTGTAAAGCCCCCGTTGAACTAGTTGAAGAACGCACTGAATACTATGAGGGACAAACTAGAACTCAGATGGATTCAGTCGATAACAACTTGATGCGGGAGAATGATGCCCGTATGCCGCTATTTAATGAGCGGAAATCGAAAGTTACCTTTGGTAAGGGAACTTAACTTAATTTATAAAGGATAGATATTATGTCTTCTACAGACGCAGGATACGGGCTAGTCCCCGTAAGACGTCAGGACGGTACCCCTTATACGGGTGCTCAAGAGTCGTACTTGTTTGATCCCGCTGGGGTCGCACAAAACGTCGGGTATGGTTCAGTTGTTGAACTACACACTGACGGCTATGTTAACATCGCTGCTGGTACAGGTGCTGATGCTGGCACTAACAACCTTGGTGGTAACACTATTGGTGCTATTGGTGTATTTGTTGGATGTGAGTATATTAATGCCCAAGGTCAGTTGATCTTTGGTCAGTACTACCCTTCTGGCACATTAAATGCTACTGCTTATGTTGTAACTGATCCAAATGTATTGTTTCAAGCACAAGCAAACGGCGCGATAACTCAGACGGATCTAGGTCACAACGTCGATTTTCCAGCCGCACAGCACGCTACAACTTCTGTAAACACTACTACTGGTAAGTCAACCATGCAGGTTAATTCTACTACTGCTGCTGCCACTAAGTCGTTTAAGATTGTTGGATTCGTAACTAAAACTGGGTCAGAAATCGGCGATGCTTATACCGACGTTCTGGTTAAAATTAACCTCCCGTACCATCAGTATGGTACTGGCATTGTGTCTAACTAAGGAGCTGACTAATGGCTATTTCAAGAGCGCAACTATTAAAAGAGTTACTCCCCGGATTAAACGCATTGTTCGGTTTAGAGTACGCGAAGTACGGCGAAGAGCATAAAGAGATTTTTGAAAATGAAACCTCTGATCGTTCTTTTGAAGAAGAAACTAAGTTGTCCGGCTTCGGTTCGGCTCCAACTAAGTCAGAAGGCTCTGCTATTGAGTATGATAATGCTCAAGAAGCCTTCACTGCACGCTACACGCACGAAACTGTGGCTATGGGTTTTGCAATCACTGAAGAAGCGATTGAAGATAACTTGTATGACTCTCTGTCATCTCGTTACACCAAAGCACTAGCTCGCGCTATGGCATACACTAAGCAAGTAAAAGCTGCTACCATCTTGAACAACGCGTTCGCTGCTGGTACTACTTATGGTGATGGTGTTGCTTTATGCTCTACTGCTCACCCACTTGTTTCTGGTGGAACTAACTCGAACACTCCAGCTACTGCTTCGGATCTTAACGAGACTTCTTTAGAAGCCGCTATTATCCAGATCGGTAATTGGACTGACGAGCGTGGCCTAAAGATTGCAGCACAGCCTAAGAAACTCATTATCCCAACAAACTTGCAATTCGTTGCAACTCGTTTGCTTGAGACTGAGGGACGTGTAGGTACTGCTGATAACGATCTTAACGCACTTCGTAGCAACGGATCTGTCCCCGGCGGATACGCAGTCAATCATTACCTGACTGACACTGATGCTTGGTTCCTTATGACTGACGTTCCTAACGGTCTAAAGCACTTTACCCGTAGCCCAATGTCTACATCTATGGATGCAGATTTTGACACTGGTAACAGCCGCTATAAAGCCCGTGAGCGTTATTCGTTCGGTGTATCTGATCCATTGGGTATCTTTGGTTCAGCAGGCGCGTAACAAGTAGTAACGTGTTTGACTAAGGGAGCTTCGGCTCCCTTTTTTATGTTTGACATAAAGTACTGTATAGTGATAGATTACTGTATATCGGGAAACAATCCGGTGAATCTGACAGACCCGACTGACAACATGTAGACAGATTTGCCTTAACTCGCATGTGAGAACTATATAATGGCTAATACAACTTTTAACGGCCCAGTCCGTTCAATAAATGGCTTTGAGTCTATCTCAGTAGCCGCAAACACAGGTATAGAAACTACTGGCTTTGCTGTTTCAGCAACAGGTGCTATTTCTACTTCAAGTACGCTAACTGCAAGACAACCAATCATTACGACTTGGGAAGCTTCTGGCGCAATCACCGATGCTCTGACAATTGCCCAATCAGGGTCTGTTGTTTTAATACACGGTACTTTAGACAACGTAATTAATATCCCTGCATCTTCAGGTGATAATACTGGCGCATACTTTGACTTCTTAGTTACTACCGCTGTAGGTTCTGGCAAGACAACGACTGTTGCTATCCCCGCTGCAACAGGCAGCAAATTCTACGGGCAAACTCAACTAGCCGCAGGAACAGCCGCTAACGCTGTTATTACTAACGCAGGAGATACTTTTACCTTTGTAGCCGCAACAGGAATTGGTGGACGCGCCCGTATGACTTGTGTATCAGACAACGGTACTGGTCAAGTATGGATGATTTCTTCATCTAGTACCCCTATTGCTACTGTAGCCTAATACTTAAATAGGAGTAGATCATGGGTATGTCAGATGTAAGAGCAGTCTTTAAGACCGCTGGCGTTGTTGCCGATCCTAATGGTATTTCTACGGTGGCTGCTGTAGCAAACAATGCAGCCTTAGTTATTGGTGGCGCATTGGCTTCTGGCGGCGCTGTAGCTTTAAATGCAGGACAGCTTGTAACTATACTGTCCTCTGCCGACGATAGTGCAATATCATTTACTATAGTAGGAACTGATATTCAGGGGGATGCTCTTACAGAGTCCCTTACAGGTGCCACTGCTGCTGCAACGGTCACAAGTGTAGCTTTCTTCAAGACCATTGCTTCAATAACGGCGGTTGGCGATCCAGCGGGTAACGTTACAGCCGGTGTTTCGTCTTCATGTGCAGATGTTATCTTTGCAGGTAGAGCAAGACTTAAAGGTACGTACATAGTTAATTCGGGTACAGCAGGAACTATTAAGTTTAGAACTACTTCTCAAGCGGGTGACACTCATATGGAAGTTGGAACTGTCGCTAGCGCAACGGTTACTAGGGATATTCATGTTCCCGACGAAGGAGTTTTGTTTACTGATGGGGTATATATCACCTATACGGGCGGTACATTCGCTTCTATGACAGCGTTCCATGCGTAAGTACTACAAAAAAGGCGGCGGAGTGGGCATGAAAGGTATGTCCATTAGTAGTGGCGATAAACGCCCTACTAAGTCCGGCGCAGGTATGACTGCTAAAGGTGTAGCTAAGTACAAGCGTAATAACCCCGGTTCTAAGTTAAAGACGGCAGTTACCGAGGATAAACCAACTGGTAAACGAGCAGGTAGACGTAAATCCTACTGCGCTCGTTCTGCCGGACAAATGAAGCAGTTCCCTAAAGCGGCTAAAGACCCTAATTCAAGGTTACGGCAAGCTAGGAAACGATGGAAATGCAGGTAGGAGAACAACATGGCAGATAAAAACGCAGGACAGCTAGCGAGAGAAAAACAGGCCAAGGCTAATAAAGCAGCAGGTGTAAAACGAAAAGCCGCCGATGAAAGCCGCCAAAAAGAGGGCCAAAGAAACCGTGACCTAGCAAAAAAACGCCAGCCTTATAAAAACTTTGGCACGACGAAGAAGACTTTGGAAGAGCGATATACGCCAGAAGAAATTGCTAAAATGAATATGAAAGAAGCCCCTAAACCCGTGCAAGGCGCAGGCAACATGCCTTTAGATGATAAGCAAGCTGCTCAACAAGTAGACTTTTTGAAGTCTAAGAACAAGGAGAAAGAAGTGAAAGGTATGAAAAAGATGAACAGGGGTGGGATGACTGCCCCTATGATGGGTGCTTCAGGCGCTCCTGAGTCTGGGCCTAAAAAACCTATGATAATGCCTCCTAAACCTAAGCCTGCTCCTAGACCTAGGGGTAACCCTATCGTTGATCCTAGAGCTAAAGCTCCTGACCCTAGAATGAAAGACCCTAGAGAAAGAGGCGGCGCTATGCCTATGATGAAGAAAGGCGGCAAGGTTCGCGGTTACGGCATGGCTCGTGGCGGTAAAGCTTGTAAGATGCGATAACACAGGGTAAGTAGCAATGACTACATCAAATACCACTGCGTTTGACATGGAGTTTACAGAGATCGCAGAAGAAGCGTTTGAACGTGCGGGGCGCGAAATGCGCTCTGGGTACGACCTACGTACTGCCCGCAGATCCATGAACTTGCTTACTATTGAGTGGCAAAATCGTGGTATTAACATGTGGACGGTAGATAGTGGCACTATTGATCTTGTTAAAGGCCAGACTACTCCCTACGACCTCCCTGCGGACACCATAGACTTACTAGAGCATCAGATACGTACAGGTAGTGGAAACACAGCTACTCAGTCTGATCTTACTATAAGTCGTATTAGTGTCAGTACGTACGCATCTATCCCTAACAAGTTAACACAAGGAAGGCCCATACAGCTTTATATAGAGCGCCTACGAGACGTACCTAAAGTTAACGTGTGGCCGATACCAGATAGTAATGACTACAAACTGTACTACTGGCGTATGCGTCGTATAGAAGACGCAGGTAGTGGTGTACAAACAGCCGATATGAACTTCAGGTTCTTCCCCTGCCTAGTAGCAGGGCTAGCGTATTATATTGCTATGAAATTACCTGAAATGATAGATCGCGTACCTTTGTTAAAAGCAGTATACGATGAGCAGTTTGACCTTGCCGCAGGAGAAGATAGAGAGAAAACTTCTGCCCGCTTTGTACCGCGTATGAGTTACTAGTAATGAGTAATAGGTTTGCTTCTACTAAGATAGCTATAGCAGATTGTGATATTTGCGGGTTTCAGTATAAACTACGAGAGTTACGCAATTTAATTGTAAAAGGTACAGATACAAATTTAAAAGCTTGTACGGAGTGCTGGAATGCTGATCACCCACAGTTAAAGTTAGGTGAGTTTCCAGTAGATGACCCGCAAGCAATACGTGATCCTAGGCCAGATAGAAGTTTAGGAGAATCAGGAGTTAATAGTAGTAGAGATATTTATTGGGGTTGGAACCCTGTAGGGGGCGGTAATAACCCTTACGATCTAACTCCTAACACCCTACAAGCCGTTGGCAGTGTGGGACAAGTTACAGTAACGACTTCATAGGAGCATTAACATGCCTAAAGTAGGAAATAAAGATTTTAGCTATGACGCTAAAGGTAAAGCAGCCGCCAAGAAAGAAGCCTCAAAGACTGGTAAAAAAGTCAAAATGGCTTACAAAGATGGTGGAAAAATAAAAGTACGTGGTACAGGCGCAGCAACTAAAGGGTTGTACGCTAGAGGGCCAATGGGGTAACGTATGAACTATACGGAACTAAAGACTAATATCCAAGACATCTGCGAGACTACGTTCACAGCGGATCAACTTGCTATGTTTACAAAACAAGCAGAGCAAAAGATATATAGTTCGGTTCAGCTACCTGCACTTCGTAAAGTAGATGACGGGCCATTGGCAAATGGAACTAAACTGTTAAGCCTGCCTACTGACTTCTTATACACCTATAGTATAGCTGTCATTGCTAGCGATGGTACGTACTCGTTCTTGTTAAACAAGGATGGTAACTTCTTACGTGAGGCGTACCCTATTGATTCCGCTGCTACTAAAGGGCTTCCTAAGTTTTATTCTTACCAAGGACTAGCATCTAACGGCGTTGCAACTCAATTAGAACTAGCTCCAACTCCTGACTCTAACTACGTAATTGAGCACACCTATGGGTATTATCCTGAGTCTATAGTAACCGCAGCTACTAGTTGGTTGGGCACACACTTTGACTCAGCGTTGCTAAACGGAGCATTAGTAGAAGCCATACGCTTTATGAAAGGTGAGCCAGACATTATAGCTAACTATGAAAAGATGTTACTACTGTCTATAGGACTGCTAAAGAACATGGGTGATGGTAAGTTACGTCAAGATGTATACCGTTCTGGACAATTTAGAACTCCAGTAAGCTAAGGACAAGTAAATGGCGATAGCTCAAACAATGTGTACTTCGTTTAAAGTTGCTCTTCTTGATGGAGAGATGGACTTCAGTAGTAACACGTCCCAAACATTTAAGATCGCGTTGTTCACATCTGACGCATCCTTAGACGCTGATACCACTGCATATGCTGTTACTAACGAAGCATCAGGTACAGGGTATACTGCCGGAGGAGCAACACTGACAATAGCTACTAATCCAACGTCTACTAGTGGAACGGCGTATCTTACTTTTTCAACGGTTACATGGACTACTTCTAGTATTACTGCGCGTGGAGCACTTATCTACAGGTCATCAGGTACTGGTAATAATGCCGTTGCCGTGTTAGATTTTGGAGCAGACAAAACAACTTTGGGTAGTACGTTCACAGTGACGTTTCCTACAGCAGACAACAACACCGCTATCATACGGATAGCTTGAGGCTAAATAAATGGCAACGCAATATACTTCAGTTTTAAAATTAGCCCTACCTACACAGGGAGAACTTAGTGGTGCGTGGGGTAATGTAGTAAACGATAACATAACCTCTATGATCGAACAGGCTATTGCTGGGTTAGCTACCATAAACACTTGGTCAAGTGAGTCACATACACTGACCTCTGCTAACGGATCTACTTCTGAATCGCGTTGCGCCATGCTTGTCCTTGATAATGATGGTAGTGCTCCTGCCTCTGCTGCATCTGTAATTTGTCCTGCGCTCGCTAAAACGTATATTGTTAAGAACGGTTGTGGTCAAGCGGCTACACTAAAAACATCAAGTGGAACGGGTATTGCCATACCTAACGGTAAGACTATGTTGTTGTTCTGTGATGGAACCAACGTAGTTGAAGCGGTAGATCACGTAGTAACTATGTCTGCGGGAACACTGACTATCACTGGCCTTACTACTTTCGCCTCTATGAAAGGAGCTGACGCAACAACTGTTACTGGCATACTTGATGAAGATAACATGGCATCAAACAGCGCCACTAAACTTGTTACTCAGCAGTCTGTTAAAGCGTACGTTGATAGCCAAGTTGGGACAGTTGACACTCTAGCGGAAATTCTTGCTAACGGTAATACCACTGGGGGCGCAGACATTGTCGCTTCTACGGATGACAAGGTTCAGTTCCGCGATGCCGCAATTTACATAAACTCTAGCGCCGATGGTCAACTTGATATCGTTGCCGATACAGAGATTCAGATTGTCTCTACAACCGTTGATTTAAACGGTAACTTAGATGTTAGTGGTACTATCGTAGCGGGTGGAACAATCACAGGAACAGGCACTTCAGTATTCGCTTCTTTGGATATCTCAGGTGACATAGACGTAGATGGTACAACTAACTTAGACGTTGTTGATATAGATGGTGCGGTACAAGCTGACGGTACTATTACTGTTGGTGTAGATGATACGGGATACGATGTTAAGTTCTTCGGAGCTACTTCTGGTAAATCTCTTCTTTGGGATGAAAGTGCTGATAGCTTAATTGTTACGGGCACATCACAGGTAGCTAATACAGCTATTGCTTCTGTAGCAATAAGCGGAGTATCACGAGCTTCTAACACCGTTACGGTTACTAACTCTGCGGTTCACGGTCTTACACAAGGAGATACAGTTAACCTAAATGGAGTGTCTGACACGTCTTTTAATGGTTACTTTACTGTAGCCAGCGTATCTAGCACTACAGTATTTACGTTTGCACAAACAGCAGATAATGGAACTTCAAGCGGTGGAGTTACTACAGAGATTGTTTATAGCTTACTTTCTAGTGGTACGGCTCTAAGTTCGTTTGCTGGCCCTGTAGTCTTAAACGCAAACAGCGCAATAGATGGATTAGAAATTACTCAGGCAGGTGCAGGTGACGCTCTAAATGTAACAGGTACAGTTGATATTACAGGTGTATTAACAGGCACAAGCCTAGACATTTCAGGCGACATAGACGTAGATGGAACAACTAACCTAGACGTAGTCGATATTGATGGCGCGGTACAAGCTGACGGTACTATTACTGTTGGTGTAGATGATACAGGCTACGATGTTAAGTTCTTCGGAGCGACCTCTGGTAAAAGTTTATTGTGGGATGAAAGTGCTGATAGCTTAATCGTCACAGGCACAATAGATGCAACAACCGTTGAGTTTGATAACCTTTCAGGCACGGGCGCTGTTAATGTTACAAATATTCTTGACGAAGATAACCTCGCCTCTGACAGTGCGACAGCCCTCGCAACTCAACAGTCTATCAAGGCTTATGTAGATGCACAGGTAGACACAGCGGATACACTAGCTGAAATCCTCGCTATTGGTAATACCACTGGAACAACCGACATTGAAGTAACGGCTGCTCAGAAAGTCCAGTTCCGTGATGCCGCGATCTACATTAACTCAAGCGCAGACGGCCAGTTAGATATTGTTGCAGATACAGAGATTCAGATAGCGGCTACAACGATTGATATTAATGGTGCTATCAACGCAAGCGGTGAGATCATTGCGGCCAGTTTAGATATTTCGGGCGCTATAGATGTTGCAGGAACAACTAACCTTGATGTTGTTGACATTGACGGTGCTGTGGACATGGCTAGTACTCTATCAGTTGTGGGACTTGTGAAGGTAGGCTCAGGAACACACACTCCTAGCAGTATTGTTGATGACATTGTGGTAAACGCAACAACTACAGCCGGAGTATCAATAATTACTCCTGATGCTAATAACGGAAAATTTGTTATTGGCTCTGCAAGCGACCCTGATTATTTTGTCGCAGAAGGTTTTTATAACTCTGGTAGCCCTTTAGTTCGTTTTAGGACAGGAGGTAGCATAGCCTTAACTTTAGACTCATCTCAGAACGCTACATTTACAGGCGACATAGACGTAGACGGAACTACTAACTTGGATGTTGTGGATATAGATGGCGCTGTGGATATGGCGAGTACATTGAATGTTACAGGCGTGGCTACTTTAGGGAGCAACTTAATTTTAAGCTATGACTACCCCAGAATTAAACTAACAGACACAAATAGCGATTCTGACTTTTCTATTATTAATGATAATGGAAAGTTTAGTATTTTTGATGATACAAATGGTGTCTTTCGTTTTGTCATAGCCGCAGACGGCTCACTCAGCACCCCAACCTTAGGCGTCTCTAATGTACGCTTTGGTGTCAATGCAGGTAACTCCATAGCCTCCGGTGGTAATTATAATACTGTCGTGGGTGATGAGGCAGGTACTGCGATTAGTACGGGTGATAACAGCACTTTTGTAGGTTATGCGGCAGGAGACGCTACAACTACAGCAGGGAATAATGTAGCGATAGGTTTTCAAGCCATGACTACAAATATTCTGGGTTCTAAATCAATTGCACTGGGCGTTAATGCATTGCGTCAACAAAACCCTGCTTCCGCTGTAGATATGTTTAACGTAGCTGTCGGGCATATTGCAGGTGAAAATATAACCACAGGCATTGAAAACAATCTTATTGGTGGTTTAGCAGGTGATGCTCTTAATGAAGGAACTAAAAATAATGCTTTTGGTTATCGTGCATTATCAGATGATACTAAAGGTAGTAAATCTGTAGCGCTTGGAAACTTTACACTTGCAACTCAAAATTTTACTTCTGCTACAGATTCCTTTAATACAGCAGTTGGTCATGGCGCAGGTGAGGGAGTAACCACAGGCCGCCATAACACCCTCATCGGTGCATTAGTAGGAGATGCTCTTACAGATGCTGATTATAATATAGCCGTTGGAGCAAGCGCGCTAAGCACCGACACACTAGGAAGCAGGTCGGTTGCAGTAGGTCATTCCGCTTTAGCCACTCAAAACTTTGAGTCTGCTACAGATACTTACAACACCGCAGTTGGGCATGGTGCAGGTTATCAAGTAACCACAGGCACATTCAATACCCTCATCGGCGGTCTAGCAGGGGACGGAATGACAACAGGTGCGACCAACGTAGCAGTAGGGACACAAGCATTGTCAGGTGTTGTTACAGGTAGCAACAATGTTGCGGTGGGTCATACGTCTTTAGAGGATGTTACTTCAGGCCATGAAAATACTGCAATAGGAAGAAGTTCAGGTCTTCAAATGACTGAGGGAGGCGAAAACGTAATAGTCGGTTATCAAGCTATGCAAACTGATACAAAAGGCCATAGGGCGGTAGCCGTTGGATTTAATGCTTTAGCTACTCAAAATTTTACTACCGCTACAAGTAATTACAATGTTGGAGTAGGCTATAGCGCAGGAGCCGCAGTAACCACAGGCGTTCAAAACACCCTCATTGGTAGCTTGGCAGGTGATGCTCTCACAGATGCAGATTTTAATGCGGCTGTTGGCGTTGGAGCTTTGGGTGCAGATACTTTAGGCAGCAGGTCTACTGCGGTTGGTCAACAGGCTTTGGGTGTTCAAAACTTTACTTCAGCTACAGACACATATAACACAGCCGTTGGTTTTTTTGCAGGTTTAAATGTAACCACAGGCACTCAAGACACCCTCATAGGCGGCCTAGCCGGTGATGCTATTACTGAAGGTTATCAAAATGTGGCGGTAGGCACGTTGGCTTTAAGTGCAGATACCAAAGGTAGCGCGAATGTAGCCATAGGAAGAGGAGCGTTAGAGCTTCAAAACTTTACTTCAGCGACTGAGTCTCACAACGTTGCTATAGGGATGCGAGCAGGTAGGGCCATGCAAACAGGCCAATACAACACTCTCATAGGTGGTCTATCAGGGGACAATATCACTACTGGCGATAATAATATTATTATTGGGCATAATATAGACGCCGCAAGTGCAACAGCAGACAGTCAGTTAAACATCGGCGGTTGGATAGTAGGTGCTACGGGTCAGATTACGATGCCTAATCAACCTGCGTTTCAAGTTAACCCCGCTTCAGTTCAATCAAATATTGCTGTAGGAAGTAACGTAACGGTTGTTTTTGGAACAGAAGTATTTGACGTAGGCGCTAACTTTGCAAGTAACACTTTTACCGCTCCAGTGACAGGTAAGTATCAACTTAACGTTAGTTGGTATTTTAATTCTCTAGACACTGCTTCTGATTATTACGTTATGGGATTAATAACAAGCAACAGGACATATAACTTTGTTATTGATCCGGGAGCTTTTTCTAGTGACCCAGTATATTGGAATACTGACGGAGTTGTTCTAGCTGACATGGATGCTGGTGACATAGCATATATCGTCGTAAACCAAGCAAGCGGTACGGCACAAACCGACATAGCCGTTGGTACAAAATTTAGCGGCTACCTAGTAGCATAAAACAATGAGCGAAATAACTCACTTTAAAAGAGGTAATAACAATGGCAACAATAACACTGACAGTAGACGTAACCGACACAGAGCAAGCCGCACTGCTTAATGATTTACTCAGCATTGACGATTGGCTTCAAGGCGCAATGGATGGCAAGAAAGCTAACTGTTGGAAACGTATGCAACAAGAGTGGACTACAAAGCTAATGAATGACGCAAGCTTTACAGACTCTATACCGTCTAACCAAGCAGATTTCATAGCTCTAGTCACCGCTAGAGCAGACTATAAAACGCGCACTGAACGTGACGCAGAGCAGGGAGTATAATTATGAGCGAAGAAACAGAACGTACAGCAGAAGATAAAGCCCAAATGTATTCTGCAATGCTAGGAAGCGTAAGCGTCATTACAAACGCCCTAGATTCAGACAACGATTTTTGCAACGACATGACAGACGCAGAAAAGAAAGCGCGTGTTATGCGTAGTGCAGGATATTGCAGTGCAGGCGTAGCACTGGATGATTGGGGCAGTGAAGATATGTCCACCATTAATGCCGCTGTTACAGCCGCAACAGACTACACGCCGTAAAGGAGAAAAGTATGGAACTGTTATTTGATGTTTATGTTTTAGCGACCACGTTAGTATCGGTAGCGTCTGTAATTTGTAACATGACAGACACGCCAAAGGACGATGCGTTTCTAGCAAAGCATATTTACCCTTTGATGGAAAAACTGGCTTTTTTAGGCCCAAAAGCTAAACAGTAACTGATGGAAACGGTTATCAAGCTAATCAACGAGGTGGGCTTCCCGATTGCCGCCGCGTTGGGGTTAGGAATGTTCATATGGAAGCTGATTAACCGCATCATTGATGGGTTAGAGACTAAGGTAGATACCCTAGATGATAAGCTGTTAGAAGCTATTAATCACTTAGAGGAAAGGCTAGGCGGTAAGTTGGACGGGCAACATGGAATCTTAGTGGCTCTTATAGACCGTGTGCGCTCTGTGGATAACGAGATAATACGTCAGGACGTACTGTTAAAGACGGTGCTAGGTGTACCTCAACTGCTACAGACTGACCGAATTGCTAAGGCAGATAGAGATGATCAGAGGAAAGATTGAGACCATTGCGTTAACGATTTTGTTGATTGCGTTGCCTATTACGGCTGACCAAATAACGCACAAGTTTAAGTCTCCGAGCTTTAACGG